GAAAATCTTTTCCTCAAAGCTTCCCTGGACGCCGCGGGAGTCGACATAATCGACCATGGACTGAGTAACGCCAGCTGCATTGGTAAATGACCCGCGACCGATAAACTTCACGATGTGTCCGCCCATTTTCAGGCGGGTACCGGCCGGCAGGATGGCAAGGCGATCGGCGGTTAAGAGTGGTAATGGTTGCATGGTTTAACCCTCCAAAAGGTTGAGAGATGTCCGGCGCGATAAAAGCCGCCTGATAGCTCAGTTAAATTCGTGCGCTGATATGCGCGGGTTAATGCGTCCCGGCTGGTACCAGATTTGGCAGCAGCTCACGCGCTTCAAAGCACTGGCGGATATGGCGCAAGTTACCCTGCGGTTCGAACCAGAAGGTGTCTTTCAGGTAGTCGCGAGAAACCTTCCAGGTAGCGCCAGTTTTAGCGTTGCGCATCATCACGGCGCGTCCGTTGTTTGGAATTGCTTTAGCCATGGAACACCCCCGTAACGTACATAATTTCGACAGCCAGACCAGCCCAGAAAATCAATCCGATGGCCAGCGCAATAACCAGTGATCGAATACCGTTTCTGCTCATACGCCACCCCAGCACTGAAAACTTAACAACACGATCACAACCAAAAACGGAACGACCTTTAACCAAAAATTACGCCATGCAGGCTTGTCTTCTTCGCGGATCATCTCTTCACCTTTGCCTTAAAGCCGGCCAGCTGAGCGTTTGACTTACGTCCGGCGTTGCCGGTGTTGTTTGGATGAAATGATAATAGCCTTAGCGATTATTCAGGTCAATCGCTAAAACGATATTTATAATCGATTTGGTGTTAATTTGATGATTATTAAAGTGATTTTTTTGGATTTAAAGGAATGTAAAGACGATTTTGGGAAGGGGATTTATCAATTCAGGCAATAAAAAACCCGCCGAAGCGGGTTAAGCAAATCGTTTGTATTCTATGGACTGTCGTAAAAGCACCCTGGCCATTACATAGAATTGGTCTTCATCGCCAGGTTCTACATACCATTTTTCATAGATCGGATTGTCTGAAATAACAGCCAGACGGTCCCTTTGCATCTGTAATCGTTTGACGTGAAGGGTTTTTCCAAATACAAAAACGTACACTCCGTCACTGTCGAAGTGTGTCACGCTAATATCTACAAAAATCTCATCACCGGGTGAAATGGTCGTATCCATGCTGTCGCCACTGACCGTGATCACCTTAATGTTATGAGACGGACGGTTTCCAAACAGAGATCGAGCCTGTTCCGTTGTGTACTCAATAGCACGGATGGTCTCGATGAAATCATTTGTTATGAGCGACCCAGGACCAGCACTGGCTTTCACATCGAGAACATCTACGCGATAAATTCCATTATTAGTCAAAGCAGGGGGCTGGCTTTCCTTTACCTGGCTGGTACCTGAGAACATTTCACCATCTCCAGTAGAGAGCCATTCAGGGCGAACGCCGAGAACGGAAGCGATCTCTACTGTTTTGCGCGAGCCATTGGCACCGTTCAGCAATTTATTAACGCTGGATTGTGCCATTCCCACTTCTTTAGCCAGCCTGCCTTGGGTATACCCAGCTATCGACATTGCTTGAGCCAAGCGTTCAGAGAATTCCATACATACCCCTCATTTTGATTCTTCTAATCCTATCGCCTTGGCGATTACATGGCAAAAAATCGCATAGGCGATTGACAATCTCTTTTGCGATATCCATAATCATCAAAAATCAATAGCTGAGGTGATTATGAAAAACCCCGCAGTAGAAAAAGCGATTTCTATCGCAGGCAGTCAAAAAGAACTAGCCAAGCGATGTGGGAAAGCGCAGTCGACGATCTGCGACTGGCTAAACGGGAAAAAGAGGATTTCTCCAGTGCATGTTCCCGACCTTGTCGCGGCCGTAAACGGAGAGATTAAGGCATATGAATTTCGCCCTGATCTGCCTTCTATTTTTCCGCCACCAAACAATAGCGCCGCCTAACCGGCGGCCATTCAAATCAACACCATAGGGAGTATCACAAATGGGGACCTCAACAGCACGCAACAAAGTGGAGGCTCAGAGGATAGAGAGCTGGTTACACAGCCAGATATCAGAACTGGGCACTACGACCATCGCAAAAGTGGCCGGCGTCAATAAATCGACGGTGAGCCGGTGGCGGGAAAGTTTGCTGCCGAACATGTCTCTTCTGCTGGCGATTCTGATTTCGAACAGGCCGGGAGAGAAGGGGGATTTTGAAGCATGAAGGGTAACAAAAAAGGCGAAAGCCGCAGTGGTAGGACACTAACGGCTTTCAGTGCGAATTACTGGATCAATTCACAGGAGTAATTATGAGTTCACTTTACCAGCATTACAACCAAAAAGATAAAAACGGAACCGGTATCAAAGTGAACCGGACGTTTATCGTGCCTCTGAACGAACTCTACGTCGAGCCTGTCCTGAACATCCGCGAAATCGATCAGGAACACGTCGCTGAATTTCGCGATGCGTTTATCGCTGGCGAATCTGTCCCTCCGCTTGATGTTCAGGTTACCGAGAAGGGTGTGAAGGTTATCGACGGTCACCACCGCTATTACGGCGCCATTGAAGCGATGAAAGCAGGTGCTGAAATCATTCGCCTCGAATGCAAAGACTTCGTCGGTAACGAAGCTGACCGGATCGCCTTTATGGTCACCCGAAACCAGGGTAGGCCTCTCACTGCTTTGGAGCGGGCGGCGGCATATCAGCGTTTGAGAAATCAGGGGTGGGAGCCTGACGAAATCGCGAAGAAGGTTAAGCGCTCTCTTTCCGACGTCGACTATCACCTGCATTTACTGACCTGTGACGAGGAGCTGATCACCATGGTGCGAGCAGGAGAGGTATCCCCGACGACTGCGGTTGCATTATCCCGCGAACATGGACCACAGGCAGCCTCTGTAGCAGCCAGGCAGATGGATAAGGCTAGAGCATCAGGTAAATCGAAATTAACCCGCAGCGCAGCGCTGCCTCAGTTCAGTGCGGCCAGGGCACGCCAGTTTATCCAGATTGTTGCTGATCAGGCCGATATCGCTCTGCCGGATGAGGCCCGCATCATCCTGGATGCCTACCGCGAGTTCCTGAGAGAGGCGGGGTGGGAAACAGAGTCAGGAGGTATTTGATGGCCCGCATCAGAACAGTCAAGCCAGAATTTTGGACCGACGAGAAGATCGTCGAATGTTCGTTAGCTTCACGACTGTTGTTTATTGGACTGTTCAATTTTGCGGATGACAAAGGGTGCATGGAGCGCTCACCAAAGCGCATCAAAATGCAGGTATTTCCCGCAGACACTATCGAGTGTGAGCCGTTAATTATGGAACTGATCACTCACGGATTGCTCACTGAATACTCAGTGAATGGCAATCAGTATTTGTACATTCCTGGCTTCCTTAAGCACCAGAAAATCAACAGGCCCAGTAAATCCGCAATACCTTTACCGCCTGAATTCACTGAAACAGACGAGGAATTAGATAAAGAATCACTGAGTGCTCACGGAGCATTCAATGAGGATTCAGTGAGTGCTCATGAATCTCTCACTGACGGAAAGGAAGGGAAGGGAAGGGAAAGGAATAAAAACATAGAGAGAGAGAACGCGGAAGAAAGATTCTCTGCTTGTGGACAACTCCAGACCCCATTCTCGGCACCGATTGGAAAATTTCCTGTGCTGCCCGACTGGAGACCGGGTGTTGATTTTGTGAGGCAGGCCTTCCAGTGGGGGATAAATCTCGGAGACGCGCCCGGGTTTACCCCTGAAGAGCTTCAGCAATTCAGAGATTACTGGGCGTCAGAGGGGCAGGTTCGTAACCAGGTGCAATGGGAACAGGCATTTGCCCGAAGCCTGCAGCAGCAACGAAGCCGAGCCGCAGGTGGTAAGCCTAATCGCCGTGAAGGTGGGAATTTCAACATGTCCCAACCTGACACGGACATTCCTCACGGGTTCAGGGGGTGAGCATGAAAAAGAATACCGGCAAACAGGCCGTAATCAATTACATCGGTCAGCACCCTGGGTGCTCGTTCAATGAAATACGCCACGCTACTGAGCTCGATCCGTCAGTGGTTAATTCAGCCCTGTGGCAGATGAACAAAGACGGTCAGGTTAAGCGTGAGGGGGAGTGCAGGCACTACCGCTACACCCTGACTGAACAGGCAACCATAACCGATACATCAGACCTTCAGTTTAGCAATCGCCATTGCGGCGCAAACAAGCTGACCAAACTGTTTAACCAGTGCCTGGCAGGGGTGAGAAAATGAACATTGAAACAGTAAACGAGCTCATTCAGTCGCTGGAGAGCGCAGGCGAGCTGTCAATCAAAGAGCGGAAGTATCTGGAGCTGGCTAAAGAGTTTCGCATTTGCAGTGCCTCACTGGACGCCGCCATAAAAACCGGGAATGTGCTGGCAGACCAAAATGCTCAGCTGGCTGCGGAGAATATGTCAATCAAAGCTATGAACGATTGTCTATCGGAGGAATTGCGTGGTTATGAGTCTGATGGCGCTTTTGAGGGGCCGAAGATGCATCTGCTGTGGTGGCAGGTCGAAACCCCCGCCACCGATCGCATCGTAGCCGGGATTAAGGCTGATGGGGTGGAGGAGTTCGTTCGTCGCCTGCAGCAGTGTGTCGATGATGGTGATTTTGTAGGCGATGAAGTTGCCGTAATTGTTGGTGCTATCGACTGCGGCAAGGAATTTTGCGAGAAGCTGCGCGAGGGGGCCAAATGAGCAAGTACCGCAAAGGCGCAATTTATCTCCGCAAGATGAAGCCCAGCGACAAGTCTAACGACTTTCGTACCAGTATGCGTATGGCGCTGTTCAGTGACAAAAAAGCCTGGAAGCGTCACGAAGAGATTAAGCCAGTTGTTCTTGTGCAGCACGGTATGAAACGTGTCGTAAGCGTGTTCATGAACATGGATGACGCCACCGGGTGTCTTATCAGTGGAGCATTTGAAAAGCGGGCGCGTAATTCACGGCACAATCCGCGCCGGGGAATGCGTTATACCAAAGGCGATATGAAAAAGGCGTTTCGTAAATGGGCATTCAAGCACAAACAGGAGCGTGCCGCATGACAACTGATATCACCGAACTGGCGCAGAGGCTGAAAGCGGCAGCAGAGAAAGCGACTCCGGGAAACTGGCGCTATCTCAAAACGACCCCATTCATGGATGCCGAGATTTCAGCAGCGAACCATGCGCGTGTCGTTAATCTGCTGGCCGGGGATGTTACTGAAGCAAATAGCGCATTCATTGCACTGGCTAACCCTGCCAACATCCTCGCGCTGGTAGAGGCGCTGGAGAAGGCGCAGGCCCAATCCTCGAAGTGGCTTGAGGCCTACCATAAGGCCGTCAAGATTGGTGCTCGGTATGAAGAGCGCATCGCCGATCTGGAGTCCCGAACCGTGAAGCTGCCTCCATGTGTTGACGATCTGCATGGTATTGGGATGGTCATGTCTGCTGACGCAGTGGTAGAGGCGCTTACCTCATATGGCATCAAGGTGGAGGCTGA